CGACGAGGTGACGGTCGTGGCCAATTACCTCCTGACGCTTGCCCAGCTCGAATGTGCGGTGACTTCGACGAGCAACGTGCTGGACACGGCGCAGGCCTCGGTATGGACGCGCAATCCGGCAGAGTTGCGCGAGCGCACGGCGCTGTTTGACGACTGGCGGCGGCGGCTGTGCGGGTTCCTGGGCGTACCGCCCGGGCCGGCGCTGGGTGACGGCACACTGCGCCTGGTGGTGTGATGCTGCCGGGCGAGGCGTTGTCCGATCGCATCCGGCGGGGGCTCGGGCGGGCAGGGCGTGGTGCGGGGGCGTGGTGCGACCTGTTTCGGCCGCATGGTCCCGCGCATCCGATGGCAGTGGGCAACCGCATCCTGCGCCTGCCTGCGGCTTTCGTGGCGCCGCGCGATCCGACGGCGCCGGTGGTCTACGGCCAGGCGCTGTGGGAGGGCATCTTCGATGCTGGCTACACGCAACCGGGCGACTATCTGCGTGGGCCGGACGGCCTGTTCTTCATCGCCAGCCAGCCGCGGCTTGGGCCGGTCCTGTGCGTGAAGACGAACCGTGTGCTGACGCTGGCGCGCCCGGCGGCGCAGACCCTTGCCGGCCTGAACCGCTATGGCGGCGTGCAGGCAAGAGAGGCAACGCCGCTGATGACTTGCTGGCCCGCAAGCGTGCTGGGCTCGCGCCGCGATGAGGGGCGGGGCGCGCTACCCTCCGATGCGCCGGGTGTGCCCAGCGGCGGCACTGGCGGGTGGGAGATCCTGATGCCTGGGACGCCGGGCGTGTTGCTGCGCATGGCCGACCTGGCGACCGACGATTTCGGGCGCGCCGCGGTGCTGGGGAGCACGGAGCTGACCGCGCTCGGCTGGCGGTTGTATGCCCGACAGGCGGGCACCTGAGGAGCAACGACTGCGGGCAGCGTCAGGGTCGGCGGGATGGCCGCTGGTGCGTACAAGCCGCCTGCGCCAATGGCGGCGAGGGGATTGGGACCACGGGCGCCGAAATGGATTTCGACCTGGCGCGATTTGGCCTGACTCTTGGGGGGAGATGTAACGAGCAGCATCTGTTCTGACGGATCGTTTTGCCGAGGCGATGGGACGGCTGGTGAGTATCAGCTGATCTGACACCGAGACGACGCCAGCTCGGGTGCCCTGCGGCACAAGGACGGCACCATACCCGGTATTCCTTGCCGTCATCGACCGCATCGCCGAAGCACAGTCCACTGCAAATCGAGAGCTGAAATCCTATGGCAGACCAGGCGGACGTGGAGACGGCGCTAGCGGCGATCGTCGGCGGCGTGCTCTATCCAGCGGGGCTGGAACAGGGATGCGTGGTGCTGGACGCGGTCTGCCGCATCTATCGCGGCTGGCCCACGCCTGCAGCCCTGGACGCCGATCTTGCCAACGGTTTGGTGAACGTCAGTATCACCGCCGTGGCAGGCTCGCACCGTGTCACCACCCGCTACCCCGACCGGTGGCGCGTCCTTCAGACTGTCACACCGGCGCTCACCGTCAGCGTTGTGAACGAGGTCGCGAGCTTTGCCGGCGCGGCAAATGTTGGGCAGATTGCTTGTCTCCTGGTGGAGGGGCGCGCCGCCGTTCATCGCACCGAAGCGCACGATACACCGGAAATCGTTGCGGCGGCGCTCGCCGCCGAATTGAACCAACTGGGTGCGGCACCGTGGAACGCAGCGTTGGCAGTCGGCGCGACGGTGAGCGTCCCAGGAGCGCGTAGCGTGACTGCGCGGGTTACTGCCGACCAGCCGGCGCTGCGCGAAACCCGAAGGCAGCGACAGAATTTTTCTGTGGCCTGCTGGTGCTCTCAGCCGGCGCTGCGCGATGCGGTGGGCAGCGCGATTGACAGCGCACTCTCACGCATCGACTTCATCGGGCTCGCCGACCTCTCAAGTGGGCGGCTGCGGTTCGTCGACTCGGTGACGTCCGACCGCTGGCAGGACGCGACACTGTATCGGCGAGAGCTGACCTACAGCGTGGATTACCCGACGACGATCACGGCGGCGCTGCCATGCCTGACCGTCGGCGGCACGATGATCTCGCCGGACGGCACCACGATCGCGAACCGGCTAAGTTGACAGGAGGGGATTTCATGTCCGTGCACCAAGTTGTGGTGCGGGCTTCCGGTTCGTGGGCGCGCGGCAACGTTCGCGCCGGTCCGGCCACCATCGCCAACGTCTTGGCAGGCGCGCATGCGCCTGGGGTGATGCGTGTGCAGGTGAAGGGGAGCTGATTCCATGCCGATCGTCCAGCAGGGTAGCATCAACACCACCGCCCTCGTGGTGCCCGATCTCTACGTGCAAATCGTGCCGCCGCAGAACCTCGTGCTGAACGGCGTACCAACCGACATCGTCGGCATGGTTGGCAGCGCCAGTTGGGGGCCCGTCGGACAGCCGGTCATCGTCTCCGACATGTCGGACTATGCGGCGGCGTTTGGCCCGCTCATGGCACGCAAATACGACATGGGAACGCAGGTCGCCACCGCCGTGCAGCAGGGTGCCCAGAATTTTCGCTGTGTGCGGGTCACAGACGGTACTGACGCTGCCGCGCAGTTCATGTTGCCCGGGGTGGGGCTGCTGTTCACGGCACTCTATACCGGGTCGCTCGGCGGGCGGATCACAGTGACGCTGGGCAACGGATCACGCGCCAACACGTGGCGGCTGACGGTGGCGCTCCCCGGGCTGGTGCCGGAAATCTACGACAACATCGGCGGCAGCGGTGCGGATTTCTGGTCCGCACTGACGAGCGCGGTGAATGTCGGCCAGGGGCCGCAGCGCGGACCAAGCAGGCTGGTCGTTGCGACTGCCAATGCTGCCAACGCGGCGCCTGCGGCGTTCAGCTATTCATTTGCATCTGGCACGCCCGGCAATGACGGGGCCGCAGGCGTGACTGCGGCCTCGCTGGTCGGACTGGATGCAGCGCCGCGCACCGGAATGTATGCGCTGCGCGGACAGAGGTGCAGCCTCGGTGTGCTGGCCGACGCCGATGATCCGAGCCAATATACCACTCAGGCCGAGTTCGGGCTTTCGGAAGGCGTGTACATGATCGCCACGGGACCGGCCGGCGACAACATCGCCAATGCGGTCGCTACGAAATACGCCGCCGGCCTGGATACCTATGCGTGCAAGCTGATGTTCGGGGATTGGATCTGGTGGAACGATCCGGTGAACGCCGTCCTGCGCGTGGTGAGCCCGCAGGGATTCGTCGCTGGGCGCCTCGCCAATCTCAGCCCTGAACAAAGCAGCCTCAACAAGCCGCTGTATTCAGTAGTCGGAACTCAGAAGAGCGGCACGCCCGGCAGCGGTCAGACGGCGAGTTACGCAGCCGCGGATCTGGCGGTGCTTTTTCAGGCCGGCATCGATGTGATTGCCAATCCACAGCCCGGTGGAGCATTCTGGGGCGTGCGTGGCGGCTTTAATTCGTCCAGCAATCTGGCAATTGACGGTGACAACTACACGCGATTGACCAACTACATCTCCGCAACGCTTGCCGCCGGGATGGGTCAGTATGTCGGGCAAGTGATTAACAGCAACCTGTTTGCGAACATCCGCGCCACGCAGCTCAGTTTCCTGCACAACATGTTCAGTCAGGGTCTGCTCGGCAGCACCGACGGAAATCTGCCGTTCAGCGTCGTGTGCGACACGTCGAACAACCCGTTCAGCCGCACCTCGCTCGGCTACGTCCAGAGTGATGCGCAGGTGCAGTACCAGGCCATCAACGAAAAATTCATTGTCAACATCGAAGGCGGACAGACGGTGCAAGTGCAGACCCAAGTGCTGCCTAACACGCCGGGCGCACTCTCAGCTTAGTTCACAACGTCCTGACTTCCCTTGGCAAGCACGGTTTAGAGGAAGACCATGTCGGGCACAACATTTTCGGTCGGCCGGGACTCTCAGGTGGTGGTTATCGGCCCATATGGCCGCGTCGATTTGGCCCATGTCACTGGGTTCGAAAGTCGACAGCTCACCGCCTCAATTCGCGTCGATCGAATCGATGGGACGCATCTAGGGGCAGAACTGCCGAAGGGATGGGAGGGCCACTTCGATCTGGAACGCGGCAGTTCCGCGGCCGAGGATTTTGTCGCGCAACTCGAGGCAGTCTATTTCAATGGCCAGATGCCGCCGCCGGCAACGATGTATCAATACATTACTGAGTCAGACGGTTCTACCAGCACCTACCAGTTCGGCAGCGTCGTCTTCAAACTGACCAATGCCGGCCTGTGGAAGGGCGACAGCAGCGTGAAGCAGCGGCTGGAATTCTTTGGCACTAGCC